ACAACCCCTGCAGTTCCTACTAATGCACCTGTAAGGGTTGTAGCTAGTGTTGTAGCTCCTAATGCTGTTAGGTTGTTACCTGCAATGAAGTTGCCTGTAGTAGCGGCGTTACCGTTTATTACTCCACCTGCTCCAAACCCCGTTAGTATAAAAAAATCTAACCCATCACAGTACACTACATATTTACCAAAAGGGACTGTAGCTACAGCTCCGGTAGCAGTTCTCATGATTATGTTCTTATTACCTAGTGGCTCATCAGTGAAGTTATCAATAATGTAGGTCTTTGCCACTGCCGGGGCTGTTACATAGCAGTCAGCAGAACGAAGCCCTGTAAACCGTAGAACCGCTGATCTAGCTTCATCGGTAGTGCCTGCGTTAGCAGTTAAGATATAACTACCAGAACCGGTAATAGATATTGTGGTTACTGTAGTTATAGAATCAACTAGTAATGAGCATATGTTCTTGTTGGTTGTATCACCCCAAGACCCTGATTGCTCACCGTTGGCTATGTTCTCAAGTCGTAGGTTATTTGCATAAGTTGATGGCATTAGTCTTTACTCGCAATAATAGAGTCATAGTACTTAATGGCTTGGGTAAGTGGGTGAGTATGGCTTGTACCACCCCCTGCTGGATAGTTAGTTGCAGCTAGTAGATCATGGTCATCGGGGTTAACAGTTCTGGAGCCATCTATCGAACCATCATGACTATAGCCCTGAGAAACAAAATATGGAGTAGTGTTACCTGACCCGCCTGTATGGGTATGGATTGGCATTTGAGCAGTTGTTAGCGTGTGCGCCCCAGTATCAGTCTGTGCAGCCCATGTACTAACCCCCACAGATCCGCCAGAACCCCCACCAGTCCCAGTAACAAACCTAAGAATAGAATCATTAATGGCAGCAGTCGTGTCCTTAGTCCAGCCCGTAGGAGCAGTTGCCTGTGGAAATATGAGCTTAGTACCTGCTGTAAATGGAGGAGTGTTCGATGCTGAAGCCCAAGCCGTACCATTAGAAGTCAATACATTACCAGAAGTGCCGGGGGCTACAGCACTTACAACTCCTGCTGTTCCTACTAATGCACCTGTAAGGGTTGTAGCTAGTGTTGTGACTCCTGTAACCCCTAAGGTCCCTGTAATACCTACATTACCCGTAACAGTTCCACCAGCAGCAAATCCCGTCTGTACAAATGTATCAATACCATCACAGTACACGGTGTATATACCAAAAGGGATTGTAGCAGCTACAGCACCCGCATCAGTGCGGATAATTAGGTTTTGTTTAGCTAGTGCAAGATTGGTGTAGTTATCAATGAGGTAGGTCTTAGCAACGGTAGGGATGTATATAGTACAAGCAGCAGCGATATCGCCGGTAAACTTTAGAACTGCATTCCTAGACTCATCAGTTACCCCATTAAATGAAGTAAGTGTATAGGTAGCTAACCCTGTAATGCTTGTTGTAGCTAACCCTGCAATAGAGTCAACTAACAAAGAGCATATGTTCTTGTTGGTTGTTTCACCCCAACTCCCAGACTGTTCGCCGTTGGCTATGTTCTCAAGTCGTAGGTTATTTGCGTAAGTTGATGGCATGATCCTCCCAAGTATGTTCGTGTATTATATATGAATTTTATTCTTTGGGCGTAGTAAATATTATCGACGTGACTGAGGGGATTGTCCTATTACCCGATTCTACAAAGGTCATAGAGGGCTCCAGTATATCCTCCTCCTTTACCCCGGTTCTTAGCGCATGGATGCAGTAAGCCAGACTATCATCCTCTAATGCTTCTATGAAGTGTAACTTATTTTTAACTACATATACTATCTGCGGGGATACAAATGTCTTTTCCCTACCCTCAACAGTTATCCTGAATGACCCCCTTGCTAGCAAAGTTATGTGGTCATATGTGTGCATATGTGGCTTATTTGTGTCTCCCTTATGCTCAAAATGCATTTGCCGTGTCCATAAGTTCGATACGCATGCTATTTTATCCTTTACCATAGTTGCCCCCCTTATATAGTTGACACAGGAATAATATCTTTTAGCGCTGCAAACACATTGACAAACACAGTACCATCCTCCAGTGCCTCTATCTCATGCCACTCATTAGCAACTAGGTTGACGGGTTGCGTGTTCTTAGTCATCACTATTTCTTTGCCTTTCTTACGGACTACTATAGAACCTGCGTGGCATACAGACGCATGGCTGAATGTATGGTCATGTTTAGGCAGTCCTTCACCCGTATTGACATGGTATATATTCAACTGCGCCCCATCATATGTAAGACTGTGTGCTGGAGCTACAGACATAACCATCAGAATTCCTGCGTCCCAGTAGAGGTCACATTACCTATAGGCTGTCTATGGGCCTGCATATCCTGTTCCTGCAGTAGGTCTACCGCCTCTTGCGCTGCATGCGCCCCATCCCATAGATTCTGGCAGTCTACCGCCCATACAGGCAGCTCTGTGATACGCTGATTAGCAGGTTTATGTCCACCAAAGCTAACCTCATTAAACTCTACCCACCCACCATTCGCATGGTCCCACTGTAGGGCCGATACCCCCGCCGGTACGTGGTTATCTATGGTAGGTATTACATAGGCCATACCATCTACATATACTGCGCTATCCGCAGCCACTATAGTAAGTCTCATATTTATCCCATACCTAGTTTTTAGAGGCCATAATTATATCTACATATAACACTGATAGATTAAGCGAAGCGTCCATTGATCCACCACTTGCATGCGTGTGCGACTGCCCACCTCCAATAGGCGCAGTACTTCCTGCCGGAGCGCCAGCACCCATCCCCGTATAAAACGCCCCATTAGTGTTGCTATTTTTATACGTAACGACCCCCCCTGCCACAAAGTGAGTATGCAGTGGGATCTGCGTTTGATCTAATGTGGTGCTTCCTGCCACTATTGATGTCGCCATTGTTTGCGCAGTAAGCGCCGTACTAAATGCAGTGGTACCCCCCGATCCGGCGGTGCCTGATACCACCCGCAGTGTCTTATTATCATGCGCCGTTAGTTTTGTCCACCCCGTCGGGGCTGATGTTTGCTGGAATAACATAATAGTACCGGATGCAATGGGCACTTGCGTGGGTACGGGACAGGGCAGTATGTTTATGTATGTCCCTGTATTTACTCTATTTCTATATAGCATAATATTTAGTTTTTCTGCGCAAGTATTATATCTACATACTGCACCGACAATTGTAGCGTAGGAGACACGGGGGTCCCTGATGTACTATGCTGGTGACTACCCCCACCGCCAATTAATTGGCTGACTTGCGGTCCAGTGGAACCCGGCTGAACTACCCCCTGTAGGTAAAACCCGGTAGTGAAACATTTTCTTTGGGTTATGCCACCTACCAAATGGGTATGGGCGGGAATCTGTGTCAGTGATAATGTAGTAGCTGCCCCCACAAGCGTATTTGCTGCAAATGATACTGACTTATCTGTGAATACTGTACTAAAGCCTGTCGTACCTCCCGAACTAACGGTCCCTGCTACTAACCTTAACATCTTATCATTATGTGTGGTTATTTTTGTCCATCCAACTGGAGCCGCTGTTTGCTGAAATATAGATATACTCCCTAACGGTATCGTATAACTGAAATTACTAATACTGTAGGGTAGTGATCCTATATTGTTGGCTGTGTTCTTACTATTTCTATGTATCATATCTAATTCTTTTGGGCTAGTATGATGTCTACATAGTTAACACCTAGTGGTACAGCAGCTGATATAGTAGTAGAAGCATGCGTATGTCCTAAGCCACCACCTATACCACTACTGCTCGTAGATAGTACCCCGGGGGGTAGATGATTCCATGCAGCATAATACACGCAGGGGACCGGATAGCTACATGTATTAAGTGTAGCCCCTTGTACTATATGAGTATGCCCCGGCATTGTAGGTATTGTTATAGTTGTACTATCTAAAGAAAGCCCAGTTACAGTTGGGGTTTGGCTAGTAAACACTGTAGTAAATGGTAGTGTGCCACCTGCACTAGCCGTTCCTGAGACTATCCGCAATGCCTTATTATTGTGTGTTGTTAGTTTAGTAAAACCCGTTGGCGCTGTAGATTGACCAAATACAGCTATATCCCCCGGATTAATAGGTACATCAGCAGGCCATGCATAAGGCAGGGTATTTACCACACCCCCAGCACCATTACTATCTGCGCTGATATTAACCCGGTTGCGGTATATCATATTAGGCCGCTATCTTAGTCCAGACAGTAGATTGTGTGTCGTTTACAGGAGTCCATGTATTAGTCTGTGAATCGTCTACTAGAACCCATGTTGCTGTTTGTGCATCAATTACTAACCCCCATACGGTAGGGTAGCCTATGTACCCTGTAGCCTGCACACCAGTTACTGCTATGTTTTGTTGGGTTGATACCGTGACACTACCGACAGAACCTGTAGCTTGTACACCAATAAGATATACATTAGCCGCAGCATCTACTAATACATTACCTACCTGACCGGTAGCTGCAACACCTGTTACTGATACGTTTTGGTTGGTAATGAATGTGACATTACCGATAGCACCTGTAGCTTCAACACCAATGGGGTAGACATTAGCCGCAGCATCTACTAATACATTACCTACCTGACCAGCAGCTTCAACACCTGTTACTGATACGTTTTGGTTGGTAATGAATGTGACATTACCGATAGCACCTGTAGCTTCAACACCAGTAGGGTAGACATTAGCCACACCATCTATTGCTACACCACCAATCTGACCTGTAGCTTCAACACCTGTTACTGATACGTTTTGGTCTGTCTTGAGGGTAACGGTGCCGATAGCACCTGTAGCTTGTACACCTGCTACTGATATGTTTTGGTCTGTTTTGAGGGTGACAGTGCCGATAGCACCTGTAGCTTGTACACCTGTTACCGATACAGCTATGGCCCCGGGGTTTAATATGTCCGCAAAGGGTGCTGCGGCTAATGGTGTAAAGCCTAACATCTGCGGTTATACGGTGTAGATGATAGTGCTGTGTTGTACTGTCCCGCCCATGATGTGCCTCTTTATATTAACCATATAACCCCCCATCCGATTAAAACCCCGATACCCCAGAACAGCAAGTCTTTTCTGCATCCAGCCTGACAATCATACCAGACTCTATCTATGTCGTAGCGCTGATAAATCTCGCGCACTATTCCTGTAATCATCGAGAAGAACATAGCGCCAGAAACCGGCATAAACTGAGCAAAGATAATCACAAGCAATGCTCCGGCTAAGATGTGAAGTAGCTGGTCTATAAACTCTTTATTGATTGTCATTATATTACTTAGAGTTCTTAATCAGCTCAAGGAATCTGTCTTTAATGGTCATATAGCTTGTCGGGCTTGGACTTCAGCTTCCGCTTCAGCTTGACGTTGTGCTGCCGCCATTACCCATCCTTGTGCAAATGCAAGCTCAACTATCTCGTCTTTGCTACCGGGGATTTGCACGTTGTTTGCAAGGCATTGCTGCACGGTAAGCGCAACGATCTCTTCCATAGCAATTCGACAACGCTCATGAACTGCGTTTTGAATCCAGTTGTCTTGAGAAAACGCCACGTAAGAAAGAGCAGAATCTTCTGCGGATGTAAGTGTCGTTGTGTAAGTTTTTGTCATGATTGTTATCCTAATAAATAACCACTAAAATGTTGCCAGATGTTTCCATCACTATATAACCCTTGTGATGCGCTTATTTCAACATAATCACCAACCGATAGTGCAACTAAACCTGTGTTGGATGCTAATGGTGTATATGATTGTGATGAATTGGTACCACATGGTCTAATAGACATAACGTCGCTCCGTTTTGTACCATTTATAAATAAATATATGTCTGCTGGCGAGCCCGGAACGCTGCCTAATGTTGAAAACGCAAACATATATGTTCCTGCAACTGGTGCTGTAAATCTTCCAGTTGATGCTAAAAAATTACTACCGACATTTAGTGTTGCTGTATATCCGGTTTGTATTCCGGCTGCTGAGTTTGATGTTGTATATCCTTGGAATGCTGTTTGATAAGGAGTTGTAACCCTGCCACTAGTGTCAATACGCATACGTTCTGTATTTGACGTATAAAACGCCATTGCAGTATCTGTAATCAAGTTTGTTAAGCCTGATTGGTGGCCAATAGAGTATGTTGAATTTACAGCATCAGAAAATCGTGCAGAGTAATTTTGGCCGCCAGATAAAACAAAACCGCTCACTTGAAATTTTGTCACTGGCGAACTCGTCCCTATCCCCACATTACCGCTGGTGTCTATCCTTGCTCTCTCACTGCCTCCTGTGTAGAAGGTCATTGGTAGGTATGTGCCTGTGCCACGCTTATCAGACGCTAAGCGGACATCCCCCGCAGCAAACGCACCAACAGACATAATAGAAGCATTAGTTCCCCCAGTGCTATCTGAATTGGCTTCAAAAATAGACTGCGTGCTGGTCCCGTTAGGAATTAGTACAAGACCTGTTTGACCATCAACCGCACTTGTCCGGAACACAGCACGATTAGCAATAGTCGAACTACTAAAGTCGCCAGTGATGCGGTTGCCTGTGCCTGTGAATGTTAAGTTTGTTGCTATAGTCTCAGCAGGCGAGGTAATTCCTAAAGTTCCATCTATGACAACGCTCATATTATTCTCCTATTGATACCAAGCAACAATAACTGTACCTGAACCGCCAGCACCACCATATCCGCCGCCACCGCCACCCGTATTTGCAGTACCAGCAGTCCTAGCGGCTCCACCTCCACCAAGTCCGGCAGCTCCATTATTTAGGTATCCACCTCCGCCACCCCCACCAAAAGAACCGCTTTGCCCATAAGCCGCAAACATCTGAAAATACAACCCAGTTCCACCAGCTCCATCTGTACTACCCGAACCGCTGCCACCACAGCCACTAGCCCCGCCTCCACCACCGCCGGGATACGGAGCAACATTATGAGCAATCCCTCCCGCACTCCCTTGGCTAGAACCCGGAGCAGCACTTCCAATAGCGGTCGATGTAGCAGAGCCACCACCACCACTTGCACCTTGTTTTGGACCGTTAACATTACCAAATGAAACGTCAGTATTTAACCCACCCGCTCCCCCGCCAAAAGCAACCTGATGTACGTCCCATTGAGAATCTAAACCGTTAGTGTTTGTGGCTCCACCAGTACCTACGGTAACAGTAATGCTTCCCGCTGGAGTAACTATATAATTTGGTATAAATAACACCCCGCCACCACCAGCGCCGCCGCCACCATTACCACCGCCACCGCCACCCCCAACTATAAGCACATTAACAAACCTAACTCCAGATGGAACAGTAAATGTCCCTGATGTATTAAATTGTTGGTAGTTTGTTACCACGCTTGTATTTAATGGGTTCCATCCCCCATTGTTATATGCTTCCCATGTTGCGGTAGTGCTATTAAACCTTTGCATCCCGTCTACACCAGTTGGTCTTTGCGCTGTAGTACCAGATGGTAAGTTTAATCCACCTGTTGCAGCCGTTCCTACAAACCCTGATACCGCTAGACTCGTTGCTGTACAGGCACTAATGTTTCCCGATGCAACTGTACCCAATGCTGGTGTAGTTAGCACAGGGCTTGTTAGGGTCTTATTCGTCAGCGTATCAGTCGTGGCCTTGCCGATTAGGGTGTCGGTAGCCAAGGGAAGTGTGAGTGTGTTACTACCTGCAACTAGGGGAGCCTGCAGTGTAATCCCGCCCGATGTGTCCCCTGCTATAGTTACCGAACTCATACTGTCTCCTTTACTTCTGGATTTGGATTAACCCACTGACACGTTTCTTCATCCAGTGTCCAAGTAGCGTCCGGTTGTGGTGGAATAAAGGCATCGCGTGTTGCATCGTAGCTGTAACCTACCCCCGCGTAGTTCTTGCGTAGAGGTCTGCCCTCTGGGTGCTTTCCACCAAGTGTGTTGTATGAGGTCTGTAACCATTGACCGGGGCTAGAGTCCACGAACGTATCAAAAAACTCTGGCTCGGCAACAATGACGTTAACCACTTTCCCATCCAATACTTTAGCGAAGTGACTCATGATTTATCCGTTATTGTTAAAATGTTATTGTGCCCGATGATATATTTATTCTTATTAAATTGCGTAGCGAATGATGACGATGCCTGAACCGCCGGTGCCACCGTTGGTTGCGATACTAGGCGCGCCAGATCCACCACCCCCCCCAGTATTTGCGCCGCCGGCACCACCAATAACATTTGTTGCAGCAGTACCGGCACCACCAGTGTTTAGTGCCGACCCACCACCAGTACCAGCAATAGCAGCACTGGAACATGAACCACCACCACCACCACCCAATCCTCCATTACCCGAAGTGCCTGCGTGTTTTCCACCACCACCACCGCCACCCCAATATAGAGGCACACCACTAGCATTTATTAATACGCCATTACCGCCGTTACCACTAGCAGCATCGGAATTAGCAGGACTGCCACCCACTCCGCCGGCACCACCACCGCCAGCCGATGCATGTTGACCTGTATTTATCCAAGTGCAAGTTCCACCTGCAAAACCTTGTCCAGTAGTTCCTGACCCACCGACACCATTTGATCCGTCATATACCCAAGTAGCACCACCACCTGAACCACCAGATGTTGCATTAACCCAAGCTGATGCATTGACTGTACCACCCGCTCGACCACCACCCACGGCACTAACAGTGGAAAAAACTGAGGGTTGTCCGTTTGTCATGCTAGCGCCACCGCCACCAACTGTTACGGTATAAGAACCAATACCCATAGTTAGTAGGGGTTCAGCAGAGGCGCCGCCACCAGAAGGTGCGCCAAATATAGAAGACCGAACTCCACCAGCGCCACCACCTCCACCACCCCATGTACCACCACCAGCACCGCCAGCAACAACAAGGTACTCTACGGCCTTACTACCGGAAAGAACAGTAAATGTGTTGGATGATGTAAACGTGTGGATTTTGTACGAACCACTCGTAGTAACAGTACCGCCTTCAGCCAAAAACACATTTGACAATGGTTGCCATGCACCATCTCGGTATTCTTCAGTGTAGTTTAAAGTAGTGTTATACCGAATCATTCCGTTGACAGGGGATACAGGGCGTTGTGCGGTTGTACCAGCGGGGAGTTGAAAATATCCAGTACCAGATACCGCCAATGCCCCAACTACCGTAGCTCCAGTAGAGGTAACGGCAACTATAGTAGTTGTACCCGCAAGTAATGAGAGATTGCCTGAAGCATCGGCTGTGGTTACTACACC